AAGATCGAGCGGGCGTTTCTGCGGCAGTTGACGCAGAGTCAGCCAAATCAGATCGACTACCCGCTCGAGATTCTCCAGTCGATGGAGGATTATTCGTCAATTGCCCTGAAGTCGCTCTCGTCGTTCCCCACGAGCGTATTCTACGAAGCGTCTTGGCCGCTGGGCAAGGCGTACTTTTGGCCAGTTCCGCAGGCGTCGATTTATGGTCCTGCACTCGTCGTGCGGGAACAGCTGCCCAATCGATTTGCCTCGCTCGCGACGGCATTTACCCTGCCGTTTGAGTACTACCGGGCGATCGTGAAAAATCTGGCACTTGAATTCCGGGCCAAATACCAGATCCCGTCCTATCCGGGGGATATGCTAGTCGGCCAGGCCAAGGACTCGTTGAACGTGCTTCGTCCGGCAAACGCCCAGATCGCCCGGCTGCGAACGAACGTTGGGACGCGGGGGAACTACAACATCTTCTCCGACCGGTATTACTGAGCCCTGCGGGGCACTTCTTGAAAGGAAGAAAAATGAGCGATCCGATTTTTACCCAGCCGTTTCAGTCCGGCTTTGCCCTGCAAGATGGGACCAAGTTGAATGAACTCTTTGGGTTCTTGGGCGGAAGCGCCCAGCAATCAATCACCACGACTGGCGCGACTGCGGCAACCGCATTCCAGCTGTCCGCGCAGGTCAACAATCTGACCGTCGTCGTCGCCGGGGCGACCGGGGCCAAGCTGCCCGCAATGAATCCGGGCGAATGGTGCGTTGTGTTCAACTCCGACGCGGCCGACGCCGCGGTTATTTATTCCGACGACTCGACAATTGACGGAACTGCCGGTGCGACGGGAGTTGCCTTGAGTTCGACCAAACGGGCGGTTTTCTTCCAGATGGCGGCCGGGGTGATCGTGTCGGCCCAGCTGGGTGTAGTTTCCGCATAAGGTCGCTGTGCGATGGCCCGGCTTGACCTCTACGGTGGTTCGTATGAAGCGAGGAGCGTGATTGCAAACGCTCAGCGATGCGTCAATTACTTTCCCGAGGTCAACCGGAAAGACTCGCCCGTTCCGTTTACGTATTACCAGCGACCCGGACTTCGCAAATTGGTCCGGGATGCAGCGAATCGTGCGCCAGTTCGGGGCCTGTACCGGGCGAGCAACGGGAACGGGTATTGCGTGATCGGGCAAAAAGTCTACTCGATCTCCCCCGGCTGGGTGCTGACGCATATCGGGACACTTGTCGCGGCCGGGACGACCCCCGTCTCGTTCATCGACAATGGGATTGAAATCTGGCTGGTTGACGGGAGCACCAGCGGCTACTCGATCATTCTGGCGACAAATGTCTTCTCCGTCGTGGTCGACGCGACAGGGACTTTCACCGGAGCCACCCGGGTCGACTATATCGACACGTTTATGATCTGGAACGTTCCCGGGACGAACCAGTTCGGCTCAACGCTGTCCAACTCGCTCTCGTTTAATGCGCTGTATGTGGCGGCAAAAACCGCATTCCCCGACCCACTCGTCGTTCCGATTATCAACCGACATGAAATCATTTTGCTTGGCCAACTGAAGTCCGAAATCTGGTACAACGCGGGGAACGCGCAATTTCCATTTGCTCTGCTGCCCGGTGCGTATATCGAGCATGGCTGCGGGGCACCGTACTCGCCCGCGACTGCGGACATCGAACTTTTCTGGCTGTCGCAAGACCTGCAAGGCGATCGGATGATTCTTTCCCAGAAAGGGTACGATACCCGGCGGATTTCCAATCACGCGCTCGAATGGGCGATGATGCAAATGGCGATCGTCAGCGACGCGATTGGGTTTACCTTTCAGCAAGGCGGGCATGTCTATTACGAGATTGTTTTTCCGTCCGCAGGGCAAGCCTGGCTGTATGACGCGGCGCTTGGTGAAGAACCGACGATGGCATGGCATCAGCGATGCTGGGGCGGGCCGAACGGCCTCGAGCGGCCGAGGGAGCGCTGCGCGGCGTTCATGTACGGGACGAACGTGGTCGGGGACTACGCGGACGGGACGATTTACGCCCTGGATATTTCCCGGTACTATGACGAGGTCGGCGACGCGGAGCAGAACATCCCGTGTGTAAAAGGCTTTCCCCATATCGTGCAGGGAATGAACAACACGACCGGGCGGCCGGAGTTGGCGGACGGACGGAATATCCAGATTCACCAATTTCTGCTTGACTTTCAGGTCGGCGAGGCCCCGCTTGATGCGGCGGGAAATCCGGCCGAAGTCTGGCTTCGTTGGAGTCGCGACAAGGGCAAGACATTTGGAACGGAAGTGCTGCAAAGCGTGGGTGCGCCGGGCGAGTACATGACTCAGCCGCAGTGGGCTACCGCCGGACTTGCCCGAGACTTTGTCTTCGAGATCGGTCACTCGATTCGCGGACCAGCGGCTCTGAACTCCGCCTGGATCGACGCGACGATTTTGAATAATTAGGAGCGGCCCCGCCGTGGCTAGTGAACAGAATGCAATGCCGCAACTCAACACCCCGCTGGTGGATAACCGGACGGGGATTATTTCTATTCCGTGGTATCGCCTGCTGATCACGCTGTGGAACCGTACTGGCGGGGCAGTTGGTGCGACAAATGTTCCGACTGGGCTGATGGCAGACTGGGGTGGCCCGCTCGCCTCGATCCCTGACGGGTGGCTCTTTTGCGACGGGACCGCAGTCTTGCGGACCGCATTTGCTGACCTTTTCTCCATCATCGGGACTACATTCGGGGCGGGAGACGGAGTATTTACGTTCAATCTGCCGAATGCGGTGAGCCGGGTGATCGTCGGGGCAGGAGTTTTTGCAGTTGGCGCCACTGGCGGTGCGAGTTCGATCGGGCTGACCGTTGGCCAAATGCCTGCTCACTCGCACACGATCAATGATCCGGGGCATGCGCATGTGCAGCAAGTCCAGGCGAACAATGTCGCTGGGACAGTCGGGTCGCAAGGCGGCGACACAGCGAACGATACATCGGTTGGAACGACAGATGCGTCGGTGACGGGGATCACTCTAAACGACACCGGGTCTGGTGATCCGATAAATATCTGGAACCCGTATTTGTCTCTCGGCAAGATCATCAAGACGTAATTGAGAAGGGAAAGAAAGTGTTCTTCGTTCTGTCACTGCCCCGTTCCCGTAGTCGCTGGCTGGCCACGTTCCTTTCGTACGAGGGACTCGATTGTGGGCACGATTTGGCCGCTGAGTGCGGGTCCATTGGGGATTTCGAGAACGCGCTCGCCGGACGGGTCGGGACTGTCGAGACTGGGGCAATCGCGGGATGGCGGCTGCTGATTGACCGTTACCCGCAGGCGAAGTTGGTCGTCGTGACGCGCCCGATTGGGGAGATTGTGGATTCGTTTTCCCGCGCGGGCTTTGGCGTGCCGAGCGGAACGATGACGGAACTGAACGTCCGGGCGGAAATGCTTCGGGGGGTTGCACAGCTTCCGGGCGTGCTGGCGGTGACATTCGACGAACTACGGTTAATGTCCGTTTGCAAAGCCATCTTCGAGCATACGCTGGAACTCGAGTTTGACTACACATGGTGGGACTCGCTGAAGGATACGAATATTCAAGTCGACATGTCAGCGCGGCTGCGCCAGCTGCAGCAGAATGCCCCACGACTTGCGGCACTGAAAGCCGAGATCGAGCGGGAAACGGCGAAGCTCGGGGATATGCGAGGGCGGAATTGGAACTGAATTTCGAGTCCTGGGCCGCGATCGAAGATGAGGCGCTGGTGCTGATGGAACAGCATCATCGGGAAGTTGGCGTTGCCCGGCCGGTTGAGTTCCGACCGGATACTGCGCAGGCGAGGGTGCTGTGCGCGGCGGGAGCTCTCGCGACAGCGACGGTCAGACGGGAGGGCAAGTTGATCGGGTATTGCATGTGGTTTTTCTCGTCCGATCTGGAATCTGTCGGGACGTTAATTGCCTCGCAAGGCCCGTTCTTTGTCACCCAGTCGGAACGTCGCTCCCGCGCGGGGCTACTGCTGCTGGATTTCTCGATTGAGAAATTTCGCGAGTTCGGAATTGATAACGTGATGCTGCACCACTGGACTGGCGGGGCCGGGGAGCGCCTCGGCAAGAAGTTCGCCCGACTCGGCGCTGTCCCGCTGGAAAGCGTCTGGTCTCTATGGCTTGGGGCGTCTGCGGCGCCAAATACGGAGAAATGAAAAATGCCTTGCATTTCAATCCCAACTGCGATGTTGATTTCCGGCGGAGTGAGTGCAGCCGCAGGCGTCGGCTCCGCGCTGATCGGTGGGAACGCGGCGAAGGAAGCGGCAAGTACGCAGGCCAAAGCGGCAGATAAAGCGGCCGCAGCCCAGGAAAAGCGATACGGGGAAATCAAAGGGACTCTCGAGCCGTACATGACTGCGGGACTCGAAGGGCTCGAAGGAGTCCAGGATTTGCTCGGGCTGGGCGACGGCCAACTCGGGGGGCAGGACATTCAGTCGTATCTGTCGAGTCTTCCCGGTTATCAATTTGTCCGCGAGCAGGGACTGATGGCGACGCAAAACGCGTACGCGGCGAAGGGGCTCGGGTCGAGCGGAGCCGCTTTGCGCGGCGCGGCAGAATACTCCACCGGGCTGGCCGAGGGAACGTATCAGCAGCAGCTGGGCAATTTCTTCAACCTCGCGAATACCGGGCAGCAAGCGGCGGGGGCTCTCGGCCAAGTCGGGATGGAATCGCAGGCGTCGGTTAATCAGCTGACGACCGGAGGGGCAGCAGCCACAGCGGCGGGAACTGTTGGAGCGGCAAATGCCGCGATTGGCGGACTCGGGACTGTCGCCGGGGCGTTTGACAACAGTGCGATGATGCTTGCGCTGAACAAGGCGGGACTCTTCGGGGCAACGCCAGCGGGCGGGCAGAGTGCGTTCTCGCCCGGGACGTGGCGGTCGCCGAGCCAGTGGGGAAATGTTGTTTAATCGCGCGTCGCGCGGGAGGAACTGATAAAATGCCAAATCTTGACGAAGTCTCTGGTGAACTGCAGGCCAAATATTCGAAACTCTCGTCTGCGCGGGACATGCTGGACGCGGTGCAGGAACAGATGGATGGACTGGCGGTCAAATATGACACTGTCAGTCCGGAAGACGTGGTGACGAGTGCGGGCAAGCTCGTGGCCGCCGGACTTGCCCCCGAAGCGATGGCAGGGATGCTAGCCGACATGCCGGACAATTCGCAGGCGCTGCAGGACTGGGTTGCTCAGCACCAGAAGGATGTGGCGGCACGGAGCGAACAGTTGGATGCGCTGCTCGGTGAGACCCGACATCAGATGGGGGTGGTCGGGCTGCGACAGCTCATGCAGAGGCCAGGCGAGATTGCGCCGGAAGCAGCGCCCCCGCAGATGGGACCATTGGGCGCTGCCCCACCAACTGAAGGAATGATGTGATGGCTGACTCGAGTGGACTGAATCCTGAAATCTCCTTGGGCATTCGCCCGATGGAAATCAATCCGGGCCAGGGCTTGGCCCGACTGGGGGCCCTCGTTGACGTCCAGCAGAAGATGCAAGAGACCCGGATGAAGGGACTCGAGTTGCTGGGGAGACAGAGGGCGGGGGAAATTCTGGCGGCCGCGCCGGATTTGAAAAGTGGTATTGACGCGCTGTCGAAGGACCCGCTGGTCGGGGGTTTCGCGGGCGAAGTCACGTCGACGATGCAGTCGGTTCAGGCGAGCATGACAGGCGCGGCGGCGACGGAACAGCAGATGGCCCTGAGTGGACTCGACGCGGTGCTGAAGGGCTCGTTCGGCGCGCTCAACGACCCGGCGTCATTCATCCCCCTCGTTTCGGCATATGCGGAAACGCTGCCCCCGGAGTCCCGGGCGAGCGTGATGAAGGCGTTGCCGAATCTACAAGCCGCATTCTTCGACGGGATGCCGACTGACGATCCGGAAGCCGCTGGCCAGATGTGGCAGCGCCGGTTT